CGCACGTTTCCCGAAAGCTCTGAAATGAGCTTCTGGGTCACCGGAACGGAGAGCTGCGACGCGATCCCATGAAACACACAGGTCAGAAAGACCATGGCCTCAATGGGAAACGTCAATGCAGAACCCATAGATGCGAACTTGGTTAGGGGTACAACCCCATAGCCAGGTACATCTGCCGTCAGACTGCGGGTAGCTTCCACTGCGTCATGCAGATTATGGAAGTTTTCCAACATTTCCGACACAAGCAGATAGGAGACACGATCGGAGGCTTCACTAAGATCTAGTGTTGCCAGGCTTCCCGAAAGGGAGCCCCTTTGAGCCAGCTGTTGGTTAACAGGCTGGTCATCAAAGCCAATCATACCTGCAACGGTATTATCAGTTGCAAGGTAATATGCGAGTCTTTGCGAGACCGCCTGTTGCATGAACTGCATGCAGGTCGGCTCAATCGCAATGATACGCGGTGTCTTCTGCGTCTTAGGAACAGAAACGACCCTAACGGGACGTTCCTCTCCAGGTAGAAGGAATTGCGCGGAATCAAGGAGATAGTAACTTCTCCAAGAAGGAATAGCATATTCCCCATAAGGAAATACGCTTTCCAACCGCTCGGTCCATTCGCTGATATCGTATTTCTGATTTCCAGAAAGCCGATCAGCTGTTGAACCTGGACCATGCTTCGGTACGAGCTTGTGGTAGTAGACATCACTGTCCAACGCCACGAACACGTCACGAAACAGGACCTTGGCAATGTGGCGAAAGGACTCCAGATCGGAGCCCTCTACACCGTCTTCCCATTGCCGCAATTCCTCCTCTGTCTTGATGTATTGATCGAAAGCGGCCTGCTCCCTTGCGGGGGTACAAGCTTTCTCAATCTTGCCAAACATCAGTGTTAACTGACGTACAGCAAAGATTGCATCGATCACGAACGGGGATTCGTCCTCAACATCAAGCATCCGTCCGGTTGTACGATCGAAAATGAGCTCCATGAATCCGCCCAGAAACAACGGGAGATTCTGCCTCTTCTTGTAAAATCTGAAGAGGTCGGGAGTGACCTGTTCTTGCGCGAGACTTCTTTCGAAGTCCTTTGCAAACTCAGGCAAGGTGATGGTCAAAAACTCATCACCCTCACTTTCAAACCGACTGTTGATTGTTTTCCAATCAGCAGTTGTGCTTACGCTACACCATGTGCCCAATTCTTCGAGCACAGTGCGCCAGAACAGTAGCAGGTTTTTCATCAAGCCCTCTTTTCATAGATGAGGTGTATTGATCCTGTTGCTGTGTTTCTGACTCAGCACCTTAGCCCGGCCCTTAAGAGGGCCGGACCAGGTGATCAAGTTCCACTCACCCTCTCGTATATGACGAGTGGTGTATGATGGTTACCTTCGACACGTCAACAGAACATTGACACGTCTTAGGACTGGCCACCAAGGAACTTGACCTGGTTAGCAGACGACGAAGCAGCGAGGTTGGCCAAGAGGCCGTCCATAACTTCCTTCGCCTCCGCCGGCGTATAGCCGACGGTCGGAACATCAACCACAATATAGCAAGCCATACTGTAGTTGAGGTTCTGGTCTGCCTGGAGAGGGTCCGCCGCCACCTTTCGGTGGTCAATACGGATGGTGCGTCGAGTACGCTTCCCATAAGAATGAGAAGCGGTAAGCTTGACGTTCTGGTCATCGCTTGAAAGCGTGCCAGTGTTGTCACCACTACTAACTCGCGCAAGCGAGGTGGTAGCCCCTCCAATAGTAACGGACTGAGGATCAGAAAAAGCCACAACAGTGTCCTGTCGTCTTTCGTCTCACGACGATAGTTGAACCCCCTACCGAATAGTAGAGGGGTAAAACGAGCACAGCAGAAACACTGCGCCCTACCGTCCTCGAGATAATCCGAGGGCGGCCACGATAGCAGTCTGACGGGCGGAAAATCCGTCGAACTGCAGGTCGAATCCATATGGTGATGCAGGGATACGCCGTTTGGTAGTCTGGGTCCTCTCGTAGGTCCCAGTCTGTCCATTCAGCTTGGTGGTCAAGGAATTGACCGTCTCGCGATGATTCATCGCGTAGCCATACTGCAAAACCAAGCCGTCTGATCCTAGATTGCTGATATTGGTCATAATCTCACCAGTATTGGCAAACCAGTCAGCGGCCCACGACCAAGGTGCTAGTTCCCACACGAGATCAGGCGTTAGCCTGGCCCCGAGCAATTTGCCGGCCTCAGATTTGTATCTCTGAAGCTTGCTCATTGTATCGTCTCCGACGGGAACGTGATACCTGAAGGCTCCGGCGAACCAACTCTCGTTTGTAAAAGACGAGAAGCCGAAACCTTCTCCAAAAGCATTCGCATGATAGAGCGGGACTCGTCCCGTTTTCTCATCGAATTCTTGGATGGTTGGATACTGATATCGCCGCCTGATCTTTTTATCAGAACCTTTCACGAAACCGTGAATGATCTGATCGTGATTCCGCACTGAATGTGCGAACTTACGAAGATCGGAGACCATGGGCTTCCATCCGAATTCTACGTTGAGATACTCGTTCGAACTCCCTTTAAGGAAGTTCGACTTTTCTTTCAACAATCCGGACCCAAGGACTCTTGGCAATCCTTCGCGGGCCTCACCCAGAAATTGGGCAAGACCTGCGGAGGGGTTGTTTGGCGCACTACGGGCTATGCCCTTCGTGCCGATTCCTTTTAGATCGGAATCGCTGATGTTTGCATGATCGGCTCGAGCCTCGAAATCAATCGAGATCGAGCCAACCTCCGCACCCTCAAGTTGATCAGTCGCAAAAACAAGCGGCTTAATCGCATGAGAAATGCGGGACATCATCCAACCTCCCCCGATATCTCCAGTTCCTAGACTTCGAAGTTGCCCAGCGTTTGAACTGCTGGACATTTCGAAAGAATCTGTATAGGAAATGGTATAGTTGTTCCATGGCAAGAACCATCGATCTCTGCTTCTACCTGTGAAGGTATGGACAGAGGACGAATTCTTATAAGCCATGGAATTCCTCAACTATAGTATCATGGTGGATTCGTACGTGAATCAGCCGAGAAATTACAATGGCGCATCTCGAAGAACGAGAAGAACCTTTCTCGACAGGGACGTACAGGCGTGGGGCGCTCCGAAGGGAGTCGCCCCACATATAGGGTTTAGTTTTACCCCTATCCTAACGGCCAATCGTCGTGTGAACGATGAATTGATCAGCCGTTGCCTGTACGGGTGTTAGTGTCAAAGCACCAGGTGGCTACCCTTTCGG